GAGCGATAAAATGGCACGTGCTTCGATTGCTGCCGCGTTGCTGATGTCCGGATGCTCCGCTGTTGTTGGCGCACCACAGGGCATCACGGTCGATTGCGAGCGCCAAGACATGTGCATCGGTCTCAACGCGCAACACACGATCGATGTTTTCCGCTACGAATGGGAGCTCGACACCGAACGCCCGCTGTCGATCACCTACGTCGAAAACGGATCGCTTGCGAAGCCAACCGACACCGGCGTCACCATCGACTGCAAAACGATATTGGCGACGAGCGACAAAGCGCTGCTGCATGAACTTTTGCACGTGCGGTTTTGTCGCGAGTTCAACGATCCTGATGATGGTCACCACCAATCGCCAAGCGGTCGTTGGCGATATTCGCACACGCTTTTGCTCGAATTGCTCGAAGTCGAACTGACGGCTTCTGAGCTTTAACTTTGCTTCGGTTGTTGATTTTTTTCTGCAAAAACACCTAGCATTGTTTCATGCAAACTACGTTGGTGACGTCGGACGTTTTTGATTTTCTTCGATCGACACCGTCGCAATCGATCGACTGTGTGATCACCGATCCGCCATATGAAGCGCTAGACAAGCACCGCGCCAAAGGCACCACAACGCGATTGGATCGGTGGTTTCCTTCGATGCCGGACAGCGTGTGGCCACGCGTTTTCGACGAATGGCATCGCGTTTTAAAGCCGAACACGCATCTTTACGTTTTTTGTGATCCGTCGACGATGCCCACGTTCGTCGAGGCAGGCACAAGGAATGGCTTCAATTTTTGGAAGCCGATCATTTGGGACAAAGAGGCGATCGGCATGGGTTACCACTACCGGTGCCAATACGAGATGATTCTGTTTTTCGAAAAGGGCAAGCGCAAGCTCAACAACCTCGGCATCAGCGACGTGATTCGCTGCAAACGCATTCATCCATCGCGTTCAGTGTGGCCCACAGAGAAGCCAATCGACGTCGCGCGAATCCTCATCGAACAGTCCACACAACGCGGTGAAACCGTTCTTGATCCGTTTTGCGGCTCCGGGTTCGTGTCGTCTGCCGCTGTCGATGCCGGCCGTGGATTTTGCTGCGCAGACATGAACGACGACGCCATCAAAATTGCGCGCGAACGAGCACTGAAAAGACTCGAGTCGTCTGGCGCATTCCCACCGGCGTCCGAAAAATGTTGCGGTGGAACCGACCACAACAAGTCCATGCACGTGAACGATTGCCCATTGTTGTCGAGGTGAAAAATGAACGAAGAAGAAATGACCAAGCGGGAATTCATTGAAATGCGACGTCGTCATCGACAGGAAGCCATCACTGATGAACGCATCGCATTGTGGACAACGGTCGTGCTCACGATCTGCACGATTGCAACGATCGCCTACCTTTTTTCAGCGGGTGCAATGTGACGACAATTGATGAGAAAGAGATCATCGAACAAAGAGCCAAAGAACTTTTGCGGGCGTTTGATGATGGTAGGCGCATTGTACACGCGCCAACGAGACGCGATGTGATTGCCCTGATGGACTTCAGTTCGTCTGGCTCATACATGGAAACATTGCACTGTCTTTTTCCTGGGCAAGGCAATTGGCGCGATGGCCAGTCTTTTCCGGTGGAGCACTTCGCAATTGCAGGCGAAAAATCAGAATCAACGCAACCCGCAGCGCCCGTCAAAAACGCACCGCCATTTCGCAAAGCCGACGCAGGCAAACCTCGCCCAACACTGCTACCGGCCAAAGCGCTGCAAAACATTGTCGAGGTGTTGGAGTTCGGCGCGGAAAAATATGGACGCGACAACTGGCGCAACGTCGACGATCCGCAACGATATTTGGACGCAGCGCTTCGGCACTTGTCGGCCATGCAAATCGAAGGGTTAAAAACCGTCGACAAAGAAAGCGGACTTCCGCATATCGATCATGCCGCTTGTTGTCTGTTGTTCCTGTCGGAAATTTTTCGCGAGGATTACGACGCTGAAGTTGCACGCGCCAAAGCAAAACTCACGTCGACCATGACGGACAAAAAGCAATGACACCGGCCGAAGTTTTTGTCGTCGTTGATCCGATTGTGCGCCGGTATGCCGCGCGCATGCCATGGTGGAAACGCGAAGACACACAACAAGAACTTCGGCTGTATATTTTGGAACACCTGTCTACGTTTGATCCGTCGCGAGGTGAAATCACGACGTGGGCACGTTGGCAGTGTCGAAGCAAAATCACGCATCTCGCCAAGCACTACACGACGCAGAAACGAACTGCTGAAATGGTGTTTGTCGATGATGCCAAAGAATGCTTCGCGCCAACGCAAATCGCGTGCTCACAAGCCGCTGCAACGATGGCACGTTGGGACCATGTTCACGCGTTGAGCGAAACGATCGCAGCGTCATACGAAGTTGCACCCAAATCGGTTGTGGACGACGCAGTGCGAACGGTCCGTGAAAGCGTCGAGGTCGGCATCGCCGAGCTTTCACGTCGTCGCAACGTGAGCGACAAGACCATCCAAAAACAAGTTGCAGTTGCCGCACAGCGGTTGCGTGAAGCGAATTGGCCCAAGCGCGCAGTGGCTCAACGGCTTGTTGCGTTGAAACGCGCGAAAGAAACGCAAACATCGTGCACGACAGACGCATGAATGCTTGTCTGCGTTTCTGTTGACGATTCGTTGTTACGCGCATTACAAAAAAGACATGGAAGAGCGCGCTTACAGGTACAACGAAATCGTCAAGCAGGTGCTTGCCATCAACTCCGTCGACGCCATTGATGACGCTTCGGCTGAAAAAATCTCACGTCGGACATTCCAACGCGCGGTGCGTGAGCTCTACGCGCTTGGTCGCAAAGACCTTGGCGATCAGCTCGAGCACAAGCACGTTGTGCCAGTGCAACGCGGAACACCCGCACCGAAGATTGGCCAAAGCCGCCGCTACCGCGTCCAGAACTCCGACGGCGCACCGAGCGTGCGCGTACCGGTGGCTGTGCTCAACGGCAAACCCGGCGATCTCATCGAAGTCGTGTTCAGTGAAACCGGATTCACCGGCGTTCGTGTGGAGGGCGACAAAGGCGCCATCAAAGCCAAACGCGCCCTAATGGATCCTCACGGCTTCGTTCTGTTGTCCGGCGCATGGCACGCGGTGGATGACAAACGCCGCTCTGCATGCGGCACAACCGTTTCAACGTCCGCATTTGCGAAGTTTCAACCGGAGCTTCCAAGAGGAGGCCCACGTTGCGGCAAATGCATGAAGCGCAGCACACCCGACGCATGGGAAAGTGCATGATCACACTCAAAGACGCGCAAGAACTCTTGAGCGAATGCGTCGACGCCAACCAAAGACAAACACCACCACCACGAATTCTGTCATGCGCAACGACAATCATCCCGCCAAAAGACTTCCGCACATCCGAAACCGACGTCGTCTACAACAAGATCGACATCGGCCCATCGGAAACACACCGCCTGCAAATCGTGGGCGCCAGCGAAAAGACACTCAACAACTTCGTTGAACACTTGAAGCAACGCCTTCCACAGATGAAGATTTTCCACACCGGCGACTTCTTTGTTGCCGCCGTCATCATCGAATCCCCCACCCACTCAATCTGCATCGACTAAGGAGATTCACCCATGGCGTCCAGACGCAAGCGCGACGATGCCAGACTCGCTGCTAAGGGAAAGCCACCAGGCCGCACCATGCCCGCCACAGACGCAAACAAACTCGTCCCTGGTATCAACGGCAGACCATCCAAACTCAACGACGCAGCGATTGAGTCTCTCTCCAACGCTTTCCGACTTGGCCTTCCCATGACCGTCGCTGCCGGTTTTGTTCATGTCCAGCCGACGACGGTTGCTGATTGGCTCGCACGTGGCCAAGAAGACCTGAAAGAAGGCAAAACTTCTTCTCAGTACGCTCGCTTATCCGAAAGCGTCTCAAAAGCCATCAGCGATAGATGCGCTGAGTCGCTTGTTAGGATACGAAAAGCCGCTCAAGGTGGTGACGTCGTGGAAAAGGTCGAAACGATCGTTACAGCGCCCGACGGAACGGTTACTCGTACACTGAAAGAGAAGAAGTCAGCGCCTCAATGGACAGCTGACGCTTGGTACCTCGAACGCACGCGCCCGAAAGAATTTGGCAGGCTCATCCGCACTGAAATCACCGGTGCCGATGGTGGGCCTGTCGAATCGAAGACGTGGCTCGACGTGATGAAAATCGCCCAAGGAAAACAGTCGCACGGCAAAAACGACGGTCCAATTTTGGATGCGGAAGTCGTTGAGACGGAAACGGACAAAAACTAGTTCGTTTGTTGCAATCAACAACACGAGCAAAACGGTCCGTATTATTGCAAAAACCGCGGGTTTTCATCGTGTCGACCCGCTTCTCACAATACAAAAAGGAACCATGAAAAAATCCAAGGTCAAAGAGCAAGTCACGTCGGAAACCAAAATTGCTGATGCTATCGCCAGTCTGGCGCGCCCGATTGATGAGCTCATCGAAGATGCGGACAACGTGCGTATGCATGAAGCTAAGAGCATCGACGCGATCGAAGCTTCACTCAGGCGATTTGGGCAGGTGAAGCCGATCGTGGTTGATTCGCGTGGGGTGGTGATAGCCGGCAACGGAACTTTGCGAGCCGCTCGAAACCTCGGATGGACAAAGTTGGCTGTCGCGACATTCACCGGCACCAAAGAAGAAGCCAAAGCGTACGCGATCGCAGACAACCGAACGGCTGAACTTTCGCATTGGGATTTTGAGGCGCTGCAGTCGCAGATTCAAAGCCTCACTGATGAGTCGCTTGTTGAGTCGATCGGCTTCAGTGATCGTGAAATTCAAAAAATGATGGCGGATGTTCAAACACAGCAAGTTGATGTCGCATCTCACACAAGAGAAGTGAGCCTCGAAAAAGGCAACACGACGTGCCCGAAGTGCGGATTCGAGTTCGATCGATGAAGCGCCCAATTCAATGGCGACTGAGCGATTTGGCGAACGTCAAAAAAAACGGGCTCAAGGTTTTTTCGACGTTCGCTTGTGGCGGCGGGTCGACGATGGGTTACAAGCTTGCAGGTTTTGACGTCATAGGTGCCAACGATATTGACGAAGAAATGCAGCGTCACTACGTCGACAACCACAAACCAAAGCTGTTTTATCGATGTCCAGTGAAGGATTTAATCATTGCCGATATTGACTCATCATTGTTTGATGTCGACATCTTGGATGGGTCGCCGCCGTGTTCCGCATTTTCAATGGCGGGGAATCGCGGTGACGACTGGGGGAAACTGAAGCATTTTCGGGAAGGGCAATCAAAACAAGTTCTTGATGACTTGTTTTTTGACTTCATTGCTTTTGCCGATCGCATCAAGCCAAAAGTCATTGTTGCTGAAAACGTGAAAGGCATGCTTGTTGGTGACGCAAAAGGTTACTGCCGAATGGTCATCAAGAAGATGGAAGACATCGGCTACGATGTTCAGCTTTTTTTGGTTAATGCGGCAGATTGCGGTGTTCCACAAACACGGGAGCGCGTTTTTTTTGTAGCCAAAAGAAAAGACATTGCTGGCGGAAAACTCACATTTGCACCAGCTGAAAAATGGATTTCGTTGAAAGATGCATTCGTTGACGTTGAAAACACAGAAGAACAACTGAAAGAAGTGAACGCTGAAAGCTCCTCCGTTGTTGAACGCATTTATGACAAAACAAAGCCTGGAACATCTTTTGCGATTGCAGCCAAAAAGGAAATCGGCAAGGCGACTTATTTCAATTGGCTGAGACTTGACGCTAATAAACCGTCATTCACCATACCAGCGCATTGGAGGAGTATTTTTCACTGGAGCGAGAAACGAAGGCTTACAGCTAAAGAGTTATGCATCGTGTCTTCGTTTCCTATTGATTATAATTTTCGTTCGCATTCGATCGCTGGCTATATGATGGGCATGTCAGTGCCGCCGTACATGATGGCGGAACTTGCGGATTGCATTCGAGACCAGTGGGTTGCCGGTGGTCGCCAATAAATGACACCGCAAGAGGCCCAGCAAGTCATGCTTGCCTGTCGATCCGCTTCTCACAATACAAAAAGGAACCATGAAAACGAGCACCGTTAAATCCGCCGTTGACCTCGACATCAATAATGACATCGACATCGGCAAGCTTGTCCCTGACAGCGCAAACCCACGTGGACACGATCGCAAAAACTTGGATGCGATCAAAAAGTCACTTCTGGAGTTTGGGCAGGTTGAACCGTTGATCGTGCAAGCCGGCACAATGATGGTTGTCGGTGGCAACGGTCGCCTTCAGGCGATGCGTGAGCTCGGCATCGAAACCGCTTGGTGCCACGTGATCGACATGACTGATGCGGCAGCGCGACGGTTGTCGATCACGCTCAATCGCACTGGTGAGCTTGCGCATTGGGATATGGGCGAGTTGACCAAGCACATCCAAGCGCTCGGTGATGCGGACATCGACTTGCCGGGTTGGGACGCAAACGACTTGCTTGGCTTCATGTCTGTGGCGCCAGAAAATCCAGAAGACGTTAAGCCGCCAACCGAACACACGCAAAAGGGTCCGACTGTTAGCGCGCCATCGCGACAGGTCTACGTTGATGTTGTGCTGTCGATGAAACCGGAAGACCGCGCGATGGTTTATCAGCATCTCACCAACGTTAAAGAGCGACAGAAGCTTGACAGCATCAGCGAAGCGCTTGTGTTTGTTTGTCGAGGTGCGTCTTGAACTACTTCGGCGGCAAAACACGTCTTCAGTCGTCGCTTGTCGAGGTCATTGGGCCAAGCATTAAGACGGCATCGACTGTGTATGAGCCGTTCGTTGGTGGTGGCAATGCAACTGTTGCACTCGCTCCAATCGCAAATGCTGCCGGTGTGAAGTACGTCGCATCGGACGTCAATTCTTCAATGGTCGCTTGCTTGTCTGCGCTTGCACGTGGATGGGTGCCACCACAGTTGACCAAAGACGAATATCGTTCGTTGCTGTTGGCTTATCGATCACGAGGAAAAAAGTTCGCAGCAACAGCGCTTGAAGGTTTTGCGCTTTCGGCGTGCGCGTTTCGCGGTGCATGGGCAACTGGTTTTTGCGGCGAAGAAATCATGCTTCAGCAAATTGAAGCCGGCAAACGCATGGCTCCGTTGCTTGCTGGTGTTGAGTTTAAAGTGTCCAGCTACCACACGATTTCACCTGGCGATGGCGACGTTGTTTATTGTGATCCGCCATATGCAGGGACCAATCAGGTTGGCGGTGTTGCTGGATTTGACGTCGATGCGTTTTGGTCGTGGGCTGATGCGTGCGTCGATCGTTGCGCAAAAGTTTTCGTGAGTGAGTCGTGCGCACCGAAAGAGTGGACGCCTGTTTTTGAGTCGGTGCACTACAATTCGTCGACGGATAAGGATGACTCTATCAACAAGTTTCGCGTCGAGAGAATCTACACCCGACACAAGGTGGCCTAGGTGACGCCGCAAGAGGCCCAGCAAGTCATGCTTGCCGCGCGCGCCGATCCTGTTGCGTGGTGCGAGGCCACGCTTGGGTTTCGCCCATGGGATGCGCAGCGACGCATCATGGAGTCCGTACGCGACCATCGCTACACGTCGGTTCGGTCGTGTCACGGCATCGGCAAATCCACGACGGCGGCAGCAACCGTGCTGTGGTTTCTCGCAACGCACCCCGGCGCCATCGTGATCACAACCGCGACATCGTATCGCCAAGTTGTCGGCATCCTTTGGCGTGAGATCACCACGTTTCTTGGCAAAGCACAGAAGGCAGGTAGACCGCTCGGTGGTCGTCTCACCAAAGCGCGCTATGAGTTTTCGGGCGACTGGTATGCGTGGGGATTCACCGCCAACGATTACGACGCCACGGCCTTCCAGGGCTTCCACGCGCCACACATTTTGATCGTCGTTGACGAAGCTGCCGGTGTTCGACCCGAGGTGTACGAAGGGTTGGACAGCGCGATGGCCGGCGGCAACAGCCACATGCTGATGATTGGAAACCCGACGACGGTGTTGGGTGAGTTCGGCGATTCGTTCAAACGCAAAAACGTTTCCAAGTTCGCCGTCGACGCGTTCAAGACACCGAACTTCACAGAATTTGGCATCACCGTCGAAGACATCAGGCAAGGCGATGGCACCGACAGCGGGCCATGGCTCGACAAAATGCGCGGCAAGCCACTGCCTTACCCGCAACTGATTTCACCGTTGTGGGTTCGTGAGCGGTGGATCAAATGGTGCGGCTCGTCTGTCACCGGTGAATCAGACCCACGTTGGGTGTCGCGTGTGCGCGCCAACTTCCCTGTCGATGATGAGACGAACCTGATTCCGTTCTCATGGATTGAGCTCGCCAACCAGCGTTGGCACGACATCGAAAGCCGCAATGGTTGGCGCGATTCACCGCACGTGACTTTGGGTATCGACGTCGCACGACTTGGTAACGACAACACACAAATCGCGCGGCACCACATCGGTCTTGGCGTCCGCATGCTCAACCAGGCACCCAAGATGGACACGATGGGCACGGCGGCCTTCATCGCCGGCGCCATTGAAGATGCACGGGCCCGCGGCGAAATGCTGTCAGAACGCAGCGTGCGCATCGACGCTGATGGCCTTGGTGCTGGTGTCTTCGATCGCGTGCGTGAGGATTACGGCGATTTGGCTTTCGAGATCCGCGGTGGGATGTCGCCGCGGGACGACAGCAAGCGCTTCGCGAACCGACGCGCAGAAATGTTTTGGAACCTTCGCGAGCTCTTGGACCCGGCGTCAGGTGCACCGATTGCGTTGCCACCGGATGATGAGCTCACGCAACAGCTGTTAGCGCACACATGGTCGCTCAAGTCGCGCGGGTTGATCACGATCGAATCCAAAGACGAGATCAAAGCCAAACTCAAAGGCCAGTCACCAGACAAAGCAGACGCGATCGCTTACGCGTGCGAAGATTCTGGTGAGGCGTCAACAGCAACGTACGAATTCGATATGTCGGCGACACACGTCGGCAACACTTGGGAGGTGGAGTGATGGCGGACCAAACGATCCTTAAGGTCAACGTGCAAAGCTTGGTGAGCAATGAGCTCACGGTCTTGGTGAACACCGAAGTCGTGCGCGCAAACTCAACGGAGCACGACACGTTGCTTGCTGCGCATGTTGCTGGCGACGTCGTTGTTCGCAACAGCATCAACTTCCACGTCACGCGCTACCACCGACTTGGTGAATATGGCTTCTTCGTGTTGGACCAAACCACCGATGAGGCCGGAGGTGGCGACACTGGTGGCGGGGGTGATACGGGCGGAGGTGGTGACACCGGTGGAGGCGGAGACACGGGAGGTGGAGGTGGCGATCCTCCGCCGTCGACAAGTTCATTTTTATTTGGCGTCAACCTCATGCCAAACGCGGATTGGTCGACGCAGTTTCCGAAGACGAACTTGCTTTATCAGATGCGCGACATGTTCAGCGGTGTTCGCTTCGGCACGTGGGACGACGGCCGCACTGTCAACGCCGCGCAAGTTGTCGACGGTAGCGGAAACTTTTCACACATCGCCGTCACTTCGATTTTGTCTGGCCAAGCGATTCGGCTGATTCCACTTGCGTCGCCACGTCCCGACACCGACATCGTCGTTGAGTACACCGGTGTTCGTCCCGATTGCCCGACCGGCACCGTCACCGCCGAGCGCATCAATGGTGCTGGCCGAAACGAAATCGTGATTCGCAATCCGTCATCGTCTGACGACGCGTTTCGCATCGACCTGGTTGGCGTGTGCAACGTTTACGGCATTCACATGGCGGCAAGCGCAGCGGCCTTCACCGCAGCATTGGTGCCGTTTGATGGCATCCGATTCATGGACTTCCAGCGCACCAATGCGACACGCACCAACAGCAACTGCCTTTTGGACGTGTCGGCCGGCGCAGACATCGCATCGCAGCGTGACGATGCGTCATCGATCGCATTGTGCGAAAGCGTTGCGCCATCGAACCACTCACGCTGGTACTGCGTGCCCGCCAACGTGGCCGACGGTTCGCTGTCGACGTATGTACAAGGCATTCTCGACAAGTCTTCGTCGTCGGTGCCGGTGTATATCGAGCACAGCAACGAGGTGTGGAACAGCCAATTCCCGCAGGCCACCGTGTTCAGCGCCACGTTCGACACGAATCAACGCTGGCACGCGCAACGTACCGCTCGCATCGCCAAGATTGTGGCCACGTTGCTGGCACAACCGGCGTACACCGGCCGCACCGTCAAGGTTGTGCTCGGCGCTTGGTCAGACGGTGGTGGCGGTGTGTTCTGGCAAGAGCAGTTGATCGACGAGTGCACGACTTACGTCGCTGCGAATCCATCGGTGGCTGCAATGCCCACCGTGCTTTCAACGGCGCCGTACTTCGGTCATTCGCTGCCCGACAACGTCTCGGTGTTCACTGACGGTTCGCTTGCCGCTGCGATCGCAACTGCATTGGCAGAACTCGACGAGGCCAAAGTCATCGCGACGGCCGCCGGCATGCAGCTGATTTGTTACGAAGGCGGTCCGCACATCACGACCAACGGCGGGCTTACCGTCAACCGTGATTCGAGAATGGAAGCACACCTACTCACTTATCTTCGCGGTGTTCGCACGCGTTGCGACGGCATGTTCTTCTACGCGCTCGGATCGAAGTACCATGCATCTGGCAGTTGGGGTGCCGTCGAAACCGTCTTTGATCTCAACACGCCGAAGATGCGAGCCATCACAACGTTTGCTGCTGAAGTGCGAGCCGAATAATGAAGTTGAAACACCGAGACCCAACACCGTCGCTCGACGAGACGCTTGCCAACGAACTTGCGCAAGCAAAACTCCGCACCGACGAAGACGTCTGCATTCGCACGCTGCATGGATGCCTTGAGAACTTGGTCAAAGAACTCCGCGCTCAACCGGCGATGACCGGTCGACTTGGTTTCAAAGTCAGCGCAGCAATTGCGACATCAGAACGGGCATTGAAGCGCTATCCGCTTGACGATTGACCGAATAGACTGGCCTTCACACACAATCGTGGAGGCCAGTCATGTCCGAACCCGTCGACAACTTTGAGCTTGAGATTCCGGAAACGCCGTCGATGCGAATCAAAGCACGCGGCGTTGAGGCTGAAATCGGCTCGACGGGTTTGGTTCGCTACGGCACCGACGTTGACGAAGAGTTTTTGCGCGCACTCAAAGGCGCCAAAGGCATGAAAGCCATTCGTGAGATGCGAGACAACGACAGCACGATCGGATCGTCGCTGTACGTCATGGATGCGCTCATCCGGCAAATCGCATGGACAGTGCAACCAGCCGATCATCCCAAAGGCGAAGAGGCCGCCGCGTTCGTTCGTGAATGCATGGAGGATATGAGTCACACGTGGAAAGACTACGTGTCCGAAGTCTTTTCGATGGCGTGGTTTGGGTTTTCGTACTTTGAGAAAATCTACAAATATCGTCGTGGTGCATCCGAAGACCCGACACAACGATCGCGCTTCACCGACGGAAAAATCGGTTGGCGCAAGTTCGGCATCCGCGCACAAGAGTCGATGGACGGTTGGCTGTTCGATGCCGAAGGCGGCATTCAAGGCATGTTTCAGCGCGTCGAACCCGGATTCAAGCGCGTTCTGATTCCAATCAACAACAGCATTCTGTTTCGCACCACGACGCTCAAAAACAACCCTGAAGGTCGATCGTTGTTGCGCAACGCGTACCGCTCATGGTTTTTCTTGAAACGCCTGCAAGAGCTTGAGGCCATCGGAATCGAGCGTGACCTTGTTGGTCTGCCGGTGATGGAATTGCCACCGGCGTTCTTCGACCAAAAAGCATCAGTCGAAAAGAAAGCCGTCGTCGCTGCGTACCAAAAAATCATCTCGCAAATCCGTCGCAACGAACATGAAGGCGTCGTGGTCCCGTCGGAAATGGACCCTGTCACCAATAAGCCAACCGGGTTCAAGCTCTCGTTGCTTTCAAGCGGTGGAACGCGTGCCGTAGACGCATCCAAAGCGATTGAGCGCCACGAAAAGCGCATCGCCCAAACCTTGCTCACGCACTGGTTGTTTTTGGGTATGGATGGCGTTGGTTCGCAATCGTTGTCGATGGATATGACGTCGGTGTTTACCGCTGCGCTCTCGTCGATCGCCGACATCGTCGAAGAAACGCATCATCGGCACGCAACGCAAGAGTTGATCTTGTTGAACGGCTTCCCGATTGAGGCGTGCCCACGAATCAAACACGGCGCCATTGAAAAGCGAAACCTCACATCTTTCACCAAGGTCATTCTTGATTTGACGACGTCGGGCGTCATCAAACCCGACGACAAGCTTGAAGATTTTGTGCGCGCGGAGACTGGCTTGCCAGAAAAAACCATCGAAGACGTCGCTGACGACGACATCATCGGCGACAGCCACGACACCGTTGACGAAAACAACAGCGATGATGCAAGCGTGTCGATCGATCAACTCACGAACGCCATCAGGCAGTTGGCAGAAATCGGCGACATCGATTTGCTCAACCAAGCGCGTGCCGCATTTGCCGCCAAACTGGGGTTGCCACCACCCGCACCGGTGACGGCAGAAACGATCGCTGACTTCCGTCGAGGCAACCAGTGACACAGCTGGCGATTCGCAAGGCGTTTGCGAATGCAGTGCGGCGCCAAAGCGCTTTGGTTGATGACATGGTCCAGGCGTCGAGCGCGCCGGGTTTCGTCATGCTGCGCGCCGTTAAATCGCTCCAAGCCGCAATGCTGTGGGACGATCTTGCCGAGCCATTGACCAACGCTTTCTTCGCCGGTGCCTACAAAGAAGAACAGGCGCTGAAAGCCGTGAGCTTGCAACGCCGGTTGGCACTCGAGTGGGCACAGAATCGTGCGGCCACACTTGTCACTGCGATGAGAGCGGATGGTATGGCCAACGTGCAAGACGCTGTCGCGAACGCCATCGCAACCAACGCAACGACAGCGCAACTTGCCGCCGACATCAAAAGCAGCATCGGGTTGTTGCCGCGTGATGTGCGGATGTTGAAAAACTTGCGTCGCACACTCAAAGAACAAGGGCTGAACCAAAAGCAAATCACCAAGCTTGTCGACGCACGAAAAAAGAAGGCCATCAATGCACGCGCGTTGTCGATTGCACGCACCGAGATGACCGCAGCGCGCGAAGCCGGCAAGTTACAAGCGTGGCTTGTGCGCGCCGCCGAAGGCAAGATTACCGACGTGAAACGCAAGTGGGTGACCAACGATCCGTGTTCACGTTGCCAACGTCTTGGTGCATCGCCGGCGATTCCGCTCAACCAGCCATTCCGCATCGACGGCATCGAAATCTTTGCGCCACCGCTGCACACCAACTGCAAATGCCGAGTGCGTTTGGTGAAAACAAAACCAAATCAATAAACGCGATTCGTGTTGATTTAGTTTTAAGTGTTGTCGACAACATCCAAACTTTGTCGGTGTTGACGAAATGCAAAGTCGCGTGCTTTAAAAACGCATGTGGCAAGCAAACAATGGCGCACGTCAGTAAAGATTGAGTCGACCAACACCGACAAGCGGTTGGTTTATGGTTGGCTTTACGTCGCCAAGACCAAAGATGGTGAACAAGTCGTCGACCATTCTGGTGAGTTTGTCGAGAACGACGAAATCCTTGAGAAAGCTGCGATTGATTTCGCGATGAAATATCGTGCGGCTTCGGTCATGCATAAGCGTATTTGCAATGCATGCAACACGACCAATTCGATCAAGAGCGTTCGCGCTAATAAGTGCGCGGGTTGTGCAAAAAAACTTTACGGTAAAAACAGCGTCGGCAATCGGCCAGTTGTTGTTGGCGAGCTGATCGAAGTCGTCACCTTCACGACGGAGAAGTGCAAAGCGCTCGGCATCCCCGACGGAACAATGCCTTGTGGCATTTGGGTTGGCTTTCACGTTGTCGATGACGACGCATGGGCCGGTGTGAAGTCCGGCAAGTTCAAGATGCTTTCATTCGGCGGCGCAATCACGTCGCAATCTGTGGAGGAATAAGATGGCCGCAAAGAAGAAAAGCCGCATCACCGGAATGGCGATCGTTGAAGGCAGCCTCGTCGATGAAGGCGACAATCCCGAAGCGCACATCGCGATGTTCAAGTCAGGTCTCGACGATGAAGAAGACGATGTTGAAGGTGAACCGGCAGCCAAAGCGGAAACCATCAACGTGCCGGTGACGATCAAAACCACGTCGCAGCTTCTCGCTGAGCGTCGTTTCAACGAAGAGTTTCGTGAGATTCGTTGGGCGTACGAAGACGCAATTTACGCCGCCATGAGTGCACCCACGGCGATGATCGGCGCACTGGTCACCAAATCGACCGACGAATTCCAAGCCGAAGTCGAAGCGCTGATGACGACCGTCGCCAAGGTGTCGCCGTCGATCGCCGAAACCATCAAGACTTCGTTTCAAGAAATCCGTTCGACAGCGACGTCGACGGACACCAAATTGGCAACGAAAACCATTGCCAATGCACTGGACACGATCGGTGCGATTGGCGCCGAAAAGAAGGAGACCGCTAAAATGGAACCGAAAACTCTCGCTGAATTGATGGCCCTTTTGCCCGTTGGTCACCAGGACATCGTCAAGTCCGCGCTTGATGCCGCTGGTAAGACCGCAGCGGATGAGCTCGCGGTCAAAGCCGCAAGCGACGCCAAAGAAGTCGAAGCGATGAAGACGCGTTTGGCGAAGCTTGAAGACGAGCGTCTGGATGCCGAATTTAAGGCGAAGGCCGAATCCATCCCCGGCGTCGACGTCGAAAAAACCAAGATGATCCTCAAGAGTGCTTTCGGTCGCAGCAAAGAAGAAGGCGAAGCGCTCGAACAAACTCTTCGTGCACTCGGCGAACAAGCGAAGCGCGGTGTGTCGATGAAGTCGATCGGCAGCGACACCGGCGTTGAGTCGACGTCTGGCGACAACGCTGAAGAAAAACTGAAGTCGATCGCTGCCGAATTCCGCAAGACCGATCCCAACCTCACCGAAGCGCAAGCGTTCCACAAGGCGTTCAAGTCGAATCGTGAGCTTGCCGCGCAAGCAATGTCGCGCTGAACAACGCGAACAACTGAAACAAATCGTCGTCGTCAAATAACGAAAACGGAGCACAAAGATGTCTTACGAAAATCCAGTTCTCACCAAAGGTGGCAAAGCTGCCGCCGACTTGAGTGCCAACATCCATTTCGCCGTCAAGGTCGACAGCAATGGCCGTTATGCCGCTGTCACGACCGCGGGCGAAGTGGTTGCCGGCGTGTTGCAGAACAAGCCGTCGGCACTTGATCGAAGCGTCTCGGTCATGGTGCAGGGCATCACCAAGATGGTCGCATCGGAAGCGATTCCGGCGATGTCATTGATCGGTGTGAGCGCAAACGGTCGCGCGCGGGTTGCGCGCTCGGGTGACTTCATCGTCGGTGTGTCGCAAGAAGAAGCGGCATCGGCAGCCGGTCAAATTATCCCGGTGCTGTTGTCGCTTGCACAGCGCGAAGCGGGCCCGTTTGTTCTTGCCGGTACCGCTGCGGCTGATTTCAGCGCTGGCGTTGGCAAAGCCGTCAAATTCGATGGCAGCGGCAACATCGTTCTCGCGTCGAGCGCCGGTGAAAACGTGCTTGGCATTTTGCAAGCGAATGCGGCGAACGGCGCTGCATGCCGTGTCGTTCAGGGCGGCTACGCAACCGGCGCACTCGGTGCCACTGTGACTCGTGGTGCGAAGCTGGCGACCACTGCAGCGGGTTTGCTTGAAACGGCCGCTACGGGCGATCACGTTTGCGGCATCGCGCTGGAATCTGGTGTTAACGGCGCCAGCGTTTCGATTCTTGTGACGCTTGGTGGCGCACCGCTGCCGTAGCTCTTGGCGCCTTGATTGGCGCCGTTTTCGGTTTCTTGTTCTTGCACTGATTGATCACACACGACGCCAATGTTGCGTCGACAAAAGGAGAGCAGCGATGCCACTTCCCAGTCCGTCCGATGTCCATATCAACTCTGCGCTGACGCAAATCGCGATCGCGTTCCGCCAAAGCTTTGACGAGTTCGTCGCGTTCCGCGTGTTCCCAATGGTCGGCGTCGCGAAGCAATCCGACGCTTACCACATTTGGGATCGCGCTGACTTTCACCGCGATGAAGCCAAGCAAGTTGGTCCCGGCGGTGAAGCGCCGATCGGTGGGTTGCGTTTGTCGAACGACAACTACAACTGCAAGAAGTTCAAGTTCGCTCATCTTCTCACCGACGATGAAGAAGCGAATGCCGACGATGCGCTGTCGATTCGCGAGGAAAAGACCGAAGACGTCGTTCGCAAACTGATGATCCGCAAAGAAAAAGATTGGGCCGAGAAGTATTTCACGACCGGCGTGTGGACCGGATCGACGACTGGCGCCGATCTGACGCCTGGTGCCGATTTCACTTCGTGGTCAACCTATGCGTCGTCGGAGCCGATCAAAGACATCCGCACGCAAGTCACGCACATGAAGAAGCTCGGCATCAAAGCGCGCGACATCACGTTGACGCTTGGCCAAGAAGTGCTAGCGGTTCTCGTCGATCACCCGAAGTTCTTGGAGCGGTATGAGCAAGTGCAACCGGGCATCTTGAACGAAGACCTGATTGCAGCGGTGCTCGGAATCGGTCGCGTCGTCGTCCCCGGCGGCGTGGTCAACACCGGCGTCGAAGGCGGCACCGCAGCATACAGCTTCATCCACGGCAAGTCGGCGCTGCTGACCTACTCGCCACCGGTCGCATCGAAGGGCAAACCCAGCGCTGGTTACAGCTTCGTGTGGACCGGCTTGGTCGGCGGTGCCAATCAAGGCATGCGAATCAAGACCTTCCAGCGTGCCGAAAAGAGCAGCGAGCAAATTGAAGGCGAAAGCGCCTGGGACCACAAAGTGGTTTCCAGCGTGTGCGGTGTGTTCTTCAGCAACTGCGTTGCGTAACGCGTCTTAACCCCACGTCGATGATGACGTGGGGTTTTGTGTTTGTCGGTATCGGAGGTTTTTGTGGCTCGTCGAATGCTTTCTTACGGTCGCTTGGTTTCCGCGTTGAGCGTTCCGCATCGCTTGGTGATGGCGTTCGCGTTGAATGCTGGCGAACGAATCCTGCAAGCCGGCGAAGACGTCACCGACTTTATGCGCGCGTTGCCGGAATCGACGCGAGATACACACATCAAACGCGGTTATGTGCGCGTTGTGCCAATCGTCGAAAGCGAACAGGCAACACCAGCATCAACCGATGCCGTTGCTCAATCGCTGAACGCCGTGATTGAACAAGTCAAAGAAGCCATCGCAGAACCGCGCCAAACGGTCGCCAGTGCAGCAACGGAAGCTTTGCGAGCACTCGGTCGACGCCCAAAATACGAAGCGTTTGTGGCGGCTTTAAAAGCGGCCGGCGCGGAAGTGAAACCCAACGCGAGCTATGCCGATTTGATTGATCTTCGCCGCTCGGTGTTGAGTGATGAGGTTGCGGAATGACGTTTTCCTACAACAGCGCGTTGACGACGGACAAAGACAAAGTCCGCATGTTGATCGGCGACAAAGTCGATGCTGGTCACATGTTCGAAGACGAAGAAATCAACGCGATGTTGCTGACCATTTCGAACGTGAACTTGTGCGCCGCCTATTTGTTGGACAGTGCGGCGAGCTCGTTCGCACGCAAGGCAGACAAGTCGATCGGCCAAACCCGAATCATGATGTCGCAAGCGTTCGCCAATCTCACGGCGATGGCCGATCGACTTCGTTCCGGCGCATCCGGTGGTGACGGCAGCGGTGTGGTCACGTCGGACCCGATGAGCGTTGGTGGCATTTCGATTGATGAGCGCATCGACCTTCGCTCCGGTGATTCCGATCGCATCCAACCAGAATTCAGATTGCACAGCGATGACAACCCCAACGTGAACGTGAACACGCTTTCGCCTTTGCGTGAGGATTAACCACATGGACGCAGAGCTTCGCCAACTGTTGACGTCGACAGTAACGGTTCGCCGCGCAACTGCGTCCGGCCGCTACAACGACGCGCAATCTTTCGGTGTTGCCCATCCATTCCCGGCGTACACCGAACAGCGTCAACGCCGGCTTTATGATGGCGCTGGAACGGTCGTTGAAAATTACGACGTGATCGTGATCGATGTTGTCGATGTCGCTGCATCGGCTTTGTCTTCGTTGACGCGTGATGATTTCTTTTGGGCCGCCAACGTCGACGCGAACAACTTCGACAAAGGCAAAAAGCCGTCGTCGTTGATGGTTTACCGTGACCCCGAAACGGCAACGATTTCGCACTATGAGGTGATCCTGTGAAAATGGATGTCACCGGCATCAAAGAAACGATTGGGTTCTTCGGTCGCATGGATGCGCAGACTCGCAAAGGCATGCGCAACGGCGTTCAGAAGTGGCTTGAGATGGTTGCTTCGGAATCACAGAACCAAGTCCCATGGCTCACCGGCCAGCTCGCACAGTCGATGGAAGTCAAGATGCACGCGCGCAGTGCTGCCGGCGACATCTCCTACAACACGAAATACGCGTGGGCCGTTCACGAGGTGCCACGTCCGGCTGGTTCAACGGGCAAATGGAAGTATCTCGAAGACCCGTTGAAGCAACTCGAGCCGCATCTTGAAGCGATCATCGCCGAAGAAGTTGAAAAGGCACTGCCATGAGCGTTGACGCTGTCGCCAATGCGATTTGTGACCGCATCGTTGATCGGCTTGCGCAATCGCCGTGGAGCTTCACCGCGGCCAACGTGCGCATCGCAGGGCCCGAAGAAGAAGGCGAAAACATCGTCACCAACGCGGTGCCCGAGCGCTGTGTTTTCGTGATTCCGACCGGTGGCTTTCCTTCGCAATCGATGCGCAACGGCACCGAGTCGATCGACAGGCCAACGTTTCAGATTCTTGTGCGTGCACCACTGAACTCCGCGAATGGACTTCTGTTTGCAGATGCAGTCTACCAAGCACTGCACCTTGATCCGGTGGCTGGCACTTTCGATTGCGTCGCTTTGCAACCGCCCACAGCGACGCCAAGGGACAAGCAAGGGCGACAACGGTTTGCGTTCAACGTCGCGTTGCGAATTGAGCGCAAGTCAAACGTGTAACGGAGGAAAACATGGCAACTCTTTCGATGGCAGACACTCTCGACGACAACGGCGATCGCATCCTTGATTTGGATGCCGCGTGCGCAGCCGCTGCCGACACCAGCAACGACTTTTTCAACAATGGCGACTGCGTGCTCGTTGTGAGCAACGGCGCAGCGTCGGCCGTCACTGCGACGGTGAAGGGCGCACCCGATCCCTACGGTCGTGGTGGTGGTGGCGTCGGTGACGTCGCGATCGTCGTGCCCGCTGGCAAAATCGGCATCAGCGGCTTGCTCAACCCGGCGATGTTCAACTCCGGCGGCAAGACCACTTTCACGTTGTCGGCCACGGCATCGGTGAAGATTGGTGTGCTGCGTCTTCGCAAGCTCCGCTAACCAACTCGCTTCCGTTCCACGACGGAAGCCCTTCTTCTTTTCGTTTTTCACCCACTTGCGCGGAGGTAGACCATGCCTGGTCTTTCGATTCCCGGGCGCCTTGCGAAGCTTGAAGTCTCGCAAGACAACGGCGCCACGTTTGAAAATTTCGGCCACATCGTCGATGTGTCGATGCCGATTTCGGTCGATGAACTCGAGACAACGTCTCATGACACCGTCGGTTCTCGTGAATATTTGCCGTCGTTCATGGACATCACGATGGACGTCAACGCCCGATGGGCCGACGGCGATCCTGGTCAAGAAATCGTGACGATGGCTTTGTTCGCGAAGTCGACGTTTCAGTTCAAGTTCTACATGGAGATCGCTGGCGGCCGTAAACGCTTTGAGGGAAGCGCGTTCGCGACGTCGTACAACCCAAGCGGACCGCTCGACGACACCGCTGGTCTTGCCGTTACGCTGCGTTGCAGTGGCGTTGTGATGGCCAACCAGTAAGCAACAAACGAAACGTTTTTCAGCCTCCCTTTTGGGAGGTTTTTTTGCGCCTGCGTTGTCTGAGTTGATGCCAGCGCATAGCATCATGTCTGCACAGTGATCGTGCAAAGGAGACATGATGGCGAACAAAGACCTTGGCGAAATCGAAATCCACATCGGCAACCAAACGCGGCTTCTGCGCTTCCGCAGCAAGGCTGTGGCGCTGCTTGAAGACCGACTTGGTGTTGAGCCGTTCGTCTTCGTTGCACAGTCCAAAGGACCAACGAAGTTCGTGGCCGAAGCCATCTTCGCCGGCATCGTGGCGTCATCGTCGCGCGATGAGCGCAAAGAAATTTCTGTCGATCGCATTTATCAGTGGCTCGATGACGCTGCTGACCTCGACAGGGACAAGCTCACGCAAGACATTTTGTATGCCATCGCGCGCGGCAAAACCGGCGAAGAAGCCAAGCGCATGGTGCGCGCACTTGATGCTGCGTTCGGTGTCGACAGCGATGACGCAAAGGCGGGCAAGGGCCCTTAGCGTGTGCGTTGGCGGCATCGCACCGGCGTGATGAGCGCATCCGCATTGCCGCTCGCTTCGGGATTAAACCGCTCGAAGCGCAAAAGATGACCGACCGTGAGATTGAGCTTTGGATCGACGGTTGTTTGGAACGACAGGATCATGAGCGCGAGATGGCGGCATGGATCGTCTGCAACCTGAACAACGTCCATCTGAAGCGGAGTTCACACCAAAAAGTTGAAGACCTTCTGTCGAAAGATCATCGACAGCGACGAATGAAGCGAGTCGGCAAAACACCGGAACGCGAAGAAGAAGAGCTTCAAGAACAAGCGTCGATGCTGTTCGGTGGGTTGACGCCAAAAGAGAAAATGCAGCGAATGCGCGATCGTGTGCGTCGCAAGCAACAACGAGAAGAGGCGAAAGACTTTTGGGAATCAGATGCGGCGCGTAGGATTGACGAAATCCTTGGCGAGGAGTGATTCCCATGACCACATCGGCAGGCGGCGTTTCGGTATCATTGACGGGCAGAAGCGACGGTTTCACCAAAGCGGTTGGTGCGGCCGTCGCTTCTTTGTCTTCGTTGCAAGCCGCTACAGCCAAAGCGATTGCGAGCGTCGACGCGCTTGGCAAGGCGAGCTCCAAGTTTGAATCGGCCATGTCGATGTCCAACAAAAAATTGGATGCGATGGATTCGCTTGGCTCGCGCGTTGGTGTGATGGGTGCGGCTGTAAGCGCAGCAATGGGTGCGGCAGGCTATTCGGCGGTGAAGGCTGCATCCAACTTCGAGGAATCCACGAACGTCATGCAGCAAGCGTTTGGGCCCGCCACATCGGCCATGGAAGCGTGGGCTTCCGATACCGGTGCCGCGATGAGCCGATCGACGCAGCAAATGCGGCAATACGCCGGCACCTTGCAGGCCATGCTTGTGCCGATGGTCGGCTCTTCTGATATTGCGCAGACGATGTCGAAAGACATCAGCAAGCTTGCCGTCGACATGGCCAGCTTTTGGAACGTGGCCGACGACGACGCGATGATCGCCTTGAAATCGGCGTTGTCTGGCGAAATCGAACCCATGCGACGCTTTGGCGTCAACCTCACCGAAGCATCGCTTGGTGCGTATGCGCTCGAAAAGGGCATCACGGCGTCGCTCGAGTCGATGACTTACCAGCAAAAAGTTTTGCTGCGCTACCAGATGATCATGGACCGCACGACGGCTGTTCAAGGCGACGCTGTTCGTACAGCCGGCAGCTTTGCGAACTCGTCGAAGGCGTTGAGCAGCGCTGTTGAAAATCTTGCTGTGTCGATGGGTAACGTGCTTCTGCCATCGGCGACGAAAATCGTTCAGGTGATGACCGAGACCGTCAAAGCGTTTGAAGGGATGTCGTCGACGTCGAAGACGCTTGTTTCCGGTCTCGGTGTTACAGCCGGTGCGCTTGGCGCTGTTGGTGTTGCGGCCGGTGGCTCGTTGGTCGCGCTGACCGCTGTGGTGCGTTCCTATGCGGAATTAATCACGCTCGTACCCGCAGCGGCCGGCGCCATCAAAGGGCTTGCGATCGCGCTCGGAACCGTTGGCGCAGCGCTTGCGGCGTTCGGTGTTGCTTATGCAGCCACGTCCGCATTGATTCGCGATGAAGGTGAGCGGTCCATTTCAATCATGGATGCAATCGGCAGTGCGATCGATTCCATGACGTCGTCGTGGGGTGACTTCAAAGCGATGGGCATCAACGCGATCGGTGCTATTTTTCGGCCGATGGTTCAGCTTGCCGATCTGATTGGTGGGACAACGCTGGTCAACGTCTTCGACAAGAAAATCACAGCTGCAGCAAGTGCAGCTGCAAACCCGCGAAGCAATGACGCTGATGTGAATCTTGGCATTGCGCTTGGCGACAAAGACAACATGCGCTTTGTCGACGAGATTGAAAAGGAAATCGCCGGCGAACCCATTAGCATCCCGGCGTCGCAAATCGAAATCGATCAAGCGCAAGAAACAGCAAGAAAACTGACCGGCGAAGAACTCATCAAACAAGACAAAGAGCGTCTTAAAGTCGCCAAAGAAGTCACATCTGAACTCGAGAGACAAAATTCGTTGATGGGTTCTTACGTCGACGAAGTGTCATCGATTGCGCGCGACATCGAAAAAATTCAAGCTGGCGACTTCGGTGGAATGCTGTCGGTCGGCTTCGACTTCCAAGACAAGCTGAACTCCGTCACGACTAGCGCAGCGGCGGCCGGCGTTGAACCAAACGCGTTTGGCGAAGTGACACAGCTTCAAGAGACTTTTGTCGACAACATGAACGCAGCGTTCAAAGCGCTTGACGTCTCTCAAATGCAGCAAGGTATCGTCGAGGGTGCACGCTTGCTTGAAGAATTTGGTGCGACGACCGACCAAGTGAGCTCGTTCGTGTCTGCAGCAACAGCTGAATACAACGCCAACGCGGCCGCTGTCGCCGGCGCAACCAAGTGGGCCAACGAACTCGCTGACATCGACCTTCAGATCGAAGCTGCAAACAACGCTGCGCAAATGCAGTCACCTGAAAACGCGATCATGCAGTTGCTGAGCGGTGGCGGAAAAACAGCAATGAGCGCCGCACAATTCGACCAATTCGGAATGCTCGCACAAGCCGGCGCTGCGGGATTACAAGCGGGCGCAAGCGGCGGCGCCATCGCGGGCATCGGGTCCGCAATCATGACTGGGTTCTCGTCGGCAGCTGGCCCGGTTGGAATGCTGGTTGCGCAAACGGTTGGCTCAACGTTGATGCAACTGTTGCAGCCTGTTTTCGACGCAGCATCGTCGCTGTTCAGCGAAATTGCGTCTGCGTTTGGCAACGAAAAAATCGGCAAAGCATTAGGCACGTCGGGCAATTCTGCCATCGTCATGGGCGCTTTAATCGGGCCAGCAATCGCAAGCATCGTTCTGCTTGGTGCCGCATTGGCCGCGTTGATATTGGTCGTTGGCGCCGCGTTGGTTGCGTTTGCGGCTGTGTTTGGTTTCTTGTTCTCGTTGTCGCAATCGACCAAGTCGTTTCAAGACTTCCAAAACGCGATCGAATATGTCGTGCAAGGTCTCGTTGATCGTCTTG